TTGTGAAATGCTCATGATACTGAAACCCTTACTTGACCATCACGATAAGCATCGGTGCGCTGCTTACCATCAGCCAGATTTTTATACAAAGCAATTGCTTGAACATAACGCTGTTGCGCAACAGTCATCATGTCGCCTTCGCCCTTCATGTAAACCAATGCTTCACAAATTGTACCGTACAACAACACAGAATCAAAGTTATCGCCAAGCCATGTAGTTTGTGCTTCAACAATAGACACTGGGTAGTAGTAATAATGCAATTCAACGGTGTAGCTTGCATCAGGCGTGGGTCCCATGATAAACGTTAACTCGTTTACATTACTTGATTGCGGGCCAAAGATTGCGTAATGTTTTGGCTTACCAGTGGTGTTTGGATTTGGATACGCATCACGAATAAAGTTTACATCTTTGTTTAGCAAATACAAATAATCACCACCGCCCACCGGAAAAATGGCGACTGAGTATGTAGACAGAAAATCGTCTGGCAAACTCAAATACTTATTGTTTGCAGTTATCGTGCCTGTCACATTCCTTCTCAAATTGGATGGCTGCGCAGTGTTGTAAATGCGCTGCTCCGCCTGACGAATGAACGTATTCATATTGTCAGTTGGGAAAGAGTTCTCGCAGTAATCGTTTACTTGCGTGACAAGCTGGGTGTAGTTCATGCCATCGGGCCTCTACTCATAAAGCCTTTGGTGGCCGCGCCTGCGCCACGCATTTTGATGCCAGTTGTCTTAGCTGCTGGTTGAGCACGACGAGAAATATTGCCAACAGACATATTGACTGTATTTGCATCGCTGTGGTCAGGGCCTGAACCGGGATTATCGGTAGCCTTAACAACTTTACCAGTCATGGTGTGCGGTGTGGCATAGACTTTGGCATCGCCAACTTCTTTACCCATCATTTTTTTGCTAAATGTAGCCATGATTAGCCTCTTTTCTGTGCGGCAATTTTTGCCAAACCACGACCCATTGATTTCATGTCTGAGTTGGTCTTGCCTTGGCCTTTGCCCTTGCCGCCGTGCATCATCTTAGCAACGGGGCCGCTATCACCGTAATTTTTACCTTCGGTTTTGCCTTTTTTGGCAATGCCATCTGCTGATTTTGTGAATGCCATTTTAAGCTCCTATAGTTACTGTAACTGTACCAATTTGTAAGGCTAATGCCAAGTAGTTTGGCGTTAATAAATTATCGTTTAATCTTGACCCACCAACCGGATTCCAGCCCCACTGAATATCCCTAGATCCTCCAGATACATACCCTGCAGTATTAACACCAGAAGTTACGTACGTTGTATCTCTGCGCGGGTTGCGCAAAGCTTGAGGATCTTCTACAGGGAACGTGCCCAGCATCAACTGTGGCTGATCAGGATCCCAGCATTCAGGACACACCAGCAACTCATATTTGCGTTGCTTAATAATCTCTGTTTTAAGATATTTCAACTGGTACTGCTGGCCACAGCGGTCGCACTCGGCAATCGCTTTTTTACCAGATGCAAACCTATTTCCCATTATGTATTACCAATATACATCTGACGGGGTACAAATCTAACGGGGGCCTTCTCACGGTCTTCACCGGCAGCAATCTCAAATGTCTCATCATAAATCTGCTTTAGCATCTGGATGCGTGGCATTAACTCAGGCACTTTAATGGCAATATGGTATGCCAAGCCTGCTACCAAGCAGGGCAGGAAACGGAAGTTCATATCGGCTGTTTCCACGCCTTTACCTGCATCTTGCACGCGCCTGAGTCGGTAGTAAACAAACTGATAGGGTATTGTGTTATCAGGGGTAGGCCAGAGCGTTACAGCTGGAAGCTGCGGTACAAATACTGCAGTGCTGCTAATGTGGGAAGCGGCAGTTGTGTTATTTTGCCCACGGAACACTCCACCTAGGGTATTCCCTGTGACGTAGGTGTAGTAGATGTCTTCGGTATCAAGGCGGATAAAGCCAGATCCAGCCAACCCAACTACGGTGTTAAGCGTTATTGTGGTGTCTGTCGCCGTAATCGCGCCCACCAAGACCGAACTGGTTGGGTTAGTTTCGCCAGAAAGTCTTTGAATCCAGACTTGAATTGGACGAGCTTGCTGAAGCTTGTTTGGAATAGTGGCATAACTAGAAACACTAATACGTGAAATGGTTAAATCAGCCTGCGTAGATACAGCGTTAGCGCCTGTGCGGATCACATGCTCCATCAAATCGATAGTATCAAGAGGCAACGCATAAGTGGATAAGCCCGGAGTCAGGTTGATAATACCCTGCTCCATGGTCCACATGTTAATACCCTTGGACTGCCACTCAATAGTCATTAGGTTCATTGATCTGCGTGCTGTGCGCAAGTCATAACCTGTACGCATTTCACGGCCAGCCCTCTCCCAAGCTTCCTCGGCAATATCCGTGAAGTCCATGTTGAATAGGGTTGAGCCGGTAGTGGTCATCTAAATCCTGCCGTTTTCTTTGCGATAGTTTTGGGTTGAGCCACAAACTGTTTACCAGCCGCCTTGCCTGCGCGTTTAGCACGGGTTGTAGCCGCATATTCTGATGGCGTCAAAGACTTGATAGCTTTCTCAGGCAAATATCTCTCACCCGTCTTGCTTGACGGTTTACCAGACTTAGTGCGCCACTTCTGGTCGCCCCAGTCCTTGAGAGATTTCTGAGGAGCTTTCAATCTCGGTAGCCTCCACCAGCTTCTTTGTACTTCTTAGCAACAAGTTGCGCCTTACGTGCTGACCACTGACCAGCGCCCGTACCGTGGGTAGCTGCGGCTTTTACCTGAGACACAATCCTCTTGCGAAGACCGGGCTTGGTGTAATTACCAGCAGCGTTTACCTTACCACCTTCAGCGTACTGCGTGAAGTCAGTGTTATCACGCCGTGCTTTTTTCTTTGCACCGGGCATTTTAGATGGGAGAACGGCTCCCATTCCACGGCTTGCCATCATAATTTAGCAGGCGTAACCGCCGCCTTTCATGGTAATCATTGTGCCTTTGGTTTTGCCTTTTGTAGCGCAACCATCAGCACGTTTAGAAGCTGAGCCAACAGAACCGCCTTTAGCGTAACCCTTTTGTCCACGGACAGCGTCGCGTGGGTCTTTCTTTTCGGGGGCGTACTCAGTGTTAGTCAAAGACTTTGAATACGCTTTTTCAGTGGCGTTTTGCATTTTGCGTTCAGCCATTTCTTCCCGCGCTTGTTTTTCTGCTGGACTCATAGGTTTCTCCTTAACAGGCTTTGCCGCCGGACTTCATGGTAATCATTTTGCCCTTGGTTTTACCCTTGGTCTCAATGCCACCGCCTTTAGCCAACTTAGTCATAGACGCGCCTTTATGCAAACGGCCTTCGTGTTTGTTCACAGCCTTCTGCATCATCTTTTTATCCATCTTTACGTCTGCGTGGGCCATGCCGCCCTTGGCCATCTTACCCTTGCCGTCAGCAGCAAAGTCAGGAACCATTTTGCCGCCCTTGTTGACCATGGTCATGCCACCGTCTGCGTATCCACCCATATTCATCTTTTTCATATCGCCACCTTCTTTAAATTTGCGGCCCTTGTCCGCGTTGGAGAATTCTTTACCCACTGATTGTGGGACGCCTGCTTTCTTGGCAAACGCTGGGTTATTAGCCACAGCCGCCATGAAATTGTGTTGCTTCTTACTTGTGCTCGGCATCATTTCCCCGCTGAAAGAAGCTGGTCAATTTTTGCTTCAAGTTTGTTAAAGCGTTGGTCAATGTGGTTCGTAATGCGATCCACTTCTGCTTGAGTAACATTATCACGGGCAACCTCCTCGCGTGTTTTGTTTAACAGGATGCTGATACGAGACAGCTCCCGGAACTTTTCATTCATCATGTAGCCAAGCAACCCTATCACTAGAGACAGGATTGCTGACCATGCGGTGTTTAAATCTAACAATTCCAAGCCCTCAAAGATTTATTGATCCGTGAATTCGGGTCGTTGGCGGTTTTGGCGGAAGTCAACTTCTTCTTCATGCCACTCATCCTTGCACAGAAGGAGTCGCGCCGTGAGCCGCCTTCCGGCTGGGGAGGTTTCAAGTTCATGCCTTGCGCTTTGGCGGAGGCTCGACCTTTGGCGTTTAAACCGCCCTTCTCGGACTTGCCTTCTTTCCTCTGCCATGCTGGACTCTTAGCCATAAAACACCGTGACTTTTGCGCCTGTTGCAAGTGTTGCATGGATACTTGTTGTAAACAGAATGCCCTCGCCGGGAATAATGTTAGCAAAAGGGTTGTTGGTGTTAGCAGGAACATTAAACTGCAACCGGATAGTGCCTGAAGCACCGCCGTCACGGAAAATAATATCTCCAGCTGTACCGCCAGACAGACACTGATAACCCTTTAAACGGTTACGACCAGACACTACAGTGCCGGTAGCTTCAACGTGCGCTGATTTAACATCAGTTTGCATCATAATCAATCTCCTTTAAAAACGGGGCCGAAGCCCCTTGGGTTGATTAGGAATCTGCGAATGGTGTAGCAACAGTGCCGGAACCAAGAACGTTTCCAGTCACCATGTACTTATTAGCAGCAATCGCCACAATTTGAATCCATGTGCCAGCAACGCCGCCGGTAGTTGTACCGTTCAAATTGATGAAGTCGTTGGTAGCCCCAGCGGTGAAACCTACTACTGCGTCCGAGCTATCTGTGTCCACGGAAATTACCGAACCAACGAACTTGTTAGTACCGTTAGTACCAATCTTCAACGAGCTGGTGGAGATGGTTGTGGGAACCCAGATGGTGTAAACAACGCCTTCGTTGTTAGCTGTGCTAGGGTCTTGGCCGGGGCCAGACGTAATGGAGTTAGTTGAAACATTGATTGCGGGCAATGTCAATGTCAATGCGGCAGCCAAAGAACCGCCAACTGCAATAATGCGACCGCCATGAGCTTCGGGGCTTAATGTGGTGCTTGCTGTGATGTCAACGACAGCTGCTGGGCCTTGTTGATAAATGCCGCCCAATGAACGAACTGGGCCTTGAAACGTAGTGCGTGCCATGATGTATTCCTTACATGCAAGTTGGGGTGTTCTGTCTGCATGTCGTCAGCCGGGACTGTCAGAACACCGGATAAGCCCGGATTGAGAACAATATACAACAAAAGAAAAAGGGGCACAAGGCCCCCTTTCAAATATTTCCGAAGAAATATTAGGCTCCGGGTGAACCGAAGATACCCAGTGGGTCAGACACGCCGAAGCTGTAACGCTCACGGGCTTTGTAACGAACGTTACCTGTGTCGAAATCACCGTCCATGCCGGTAGACATGGGGGTACGAACGAAGTGCTTCAAACCGTTAGGCACGTCAGTCAACAGGAACCAAGCGTTGGTGTCTGTCAAGTAGTGGTTTACGGTATAGCCTTCAGGAATAGAACCATTGTTCTTCAATGCGTTGATGTCATTGTCAGCTGTAGAAACGCGGAGTTCGGTTTCGAGCAAACGTGTAGCAACGAACATTAAAGAAGGAGGAACGATCAACTTCTTAGGTTTAGCAGCGATCAGCAAGCTACGCTCATCTGTCCAAGCAGCGATTTGAATAACAGCGTTTTCCAACGATGTTTCGTTCAAGTCAGCAGCAGTGGAAGGAGTGTTGCTGTTAGTGCCACCAGAAACCAAGGGGTGAGCAGTAGAGCAAAGCACCACGCCGTCGCCGTATGTTGGGCCGCCGGTGAAGGCGTTGTTCAACACATAGGCAGCTTTAACTTGCTTGGTGTAAGCCATACCACGGGCCAAAGCCTTGGTATAACGTGAAGACAAAGAGTCATACAAGTTATCTTCCACAGCTTCCTCAGTGATGGAGAAGCCCATCGCAATGGTTTCGTGGGTGTAACGTGCAGTCCATGCTTC